AAGGCCCTTGATCGTCCTCAATAATCACACCCAAAGGCGGGAGGATTGTTTCCGCTAATGGTTCACCATGCCGAGCTTCCCACCAGCCAGAGACGGCTTGATAATCGCCCAGCTTTTCACCGTAGAGCCGGGCTTGTAGCGCTGGAATTGTTGGGGCTTCACTCACCATAGACACCCATGTTGTAAACCACCGCCAGAATAGTCAACGGCAGGACAGAGGAAGATTTGAAGGTTACGCCAGTTTCCCAGCTATAAGCGCCTTGCACTGGAGTCTCGAAGTAGTCAGACCGCAGCACAACCGCGCCTTCTGGGTCGGATGCCGAGCGAATGCCGAGTGGGTAAAACGTCGCATCTGGTGAATCGGCAAACTCGCAAGCGCCGGAACGATGAAGAAGGACAATGATCTTGGAGATCCGTTGTTTCCTCGTTTGGCTCGTCCCATCGTCCAGCGGCATGAAGACAGGCCACGGCTGAAGAATCGACTCCATCGGCAGACCAACAACCACCTCGTCAGCGGGGGATGCCAACGGGATTTCACCGTCAATGACGACCCTTTGCGGACGTTCCGCGCCATCCGCCCAGACTGAGACCGTCAAGCCTTCGAGGTGATCGAGCCCAGAGATTGAAAGCATCTGGTCGCCTGTCACGCGAACACCAGCGTCAACGTGCCAAGAGGATTCCGCTTCAACCCGCGTCCAGTGCTCCACGTCCAGCCTTTCGACCCGCCGCGTTCCGTAGCGATCAACGACAATCCAGACCTCATCCGCTGCCGCGCCGTAGTTAGTGGACACGCTTTCAACTGTGCCCGTCGTGGGATGCTGCGCCCAAGCGATAACCTCTTCCTCACGTCGATACGAGCAGGACAGAAGAAGCCCGTCATTCGTCACAACCCAAATCGTTTGTTCAGGGTTCGCGGTTCTAGCCATCGCTCGAATGCCAGAGCGAAGCAGATGCTCGATTAGCTGAGTAACAACCGGCGATTGATAGGACTGTGTAGCGAAGTCAAAGACGAACTCTCTGATTTTTGTTCCGCCACGTTCCACAAGTAGGATTGCCGACTCTGTTCGTAGAACCTGGATAGGCTCAGAACCAAGGGCAGATTGCAGATTCACATTGACGTTGCTTGGCGTAATCGTGCCATCCGCCGACAAACTCCAGACCTCGCCTTGCGTGCCCGCAAGAATACCTTCCTTGCTCACTAGCCAAAGAATCGGATTCGCTTCAGTCGCCGCAAGCTGGAAAGCAAAGCCGGCGTCGTCAAAAGTCCCTAGCTCGAAGTTGCGGAAGTCGCCGATTACCGAGCCCCAAATCTTTTGGGGCTCAGACGGAGAGCCAGCGAAGATCAACCTTTGATCGTGCAGGGTCACTGCGCGAGGATGGCCGCGATAGTCAGACCAAGCGCCCTCACTCCACAAATTTGTCGCTGTCGTAGCGTAGAGATTGTTCACGACGTCAACGGTGACGTTCTCCGAATCGGTGTAGCCCGTCACCTGGACAAGCCCGACGTGGCGAGCGTCCGCAGCTTCGAGGACAAAGCGCGGTACAGCAGCGCCACCAGAAACAGCGGAACCATTGCCACCAGAGATCCGAAGGCGCATGTAGGTTCCAGAATCGACAATGCCGGTGCTCGAAATGTTACGATCCTTGTTGCCTACCCAGCTCCGCGTTGTCGTCCAAGATCCATCTGCGTTTTGTTGCTCGACATAGATCGTTCCAGACCAAGAGCCGTAAGTGTAAAAGTCCCATTGCCCAGAGACAAGGACGGGCGTGCTTTGCGTATCGGTGATCGCTCCCACAACTCCAACAATGATCGAGCTGGCCAATTCTCGACGGTGGACAATCTCAAAATAAGCCCCGATGTGCAGAGGATCAAAGAGCGGTTCCGATGCCGTTAGGGTCTTGGATAACCCAGAGGTAGCATTGCATTCGAGGGTGATTTCAGACTCGCCTGTGAACTCGGTGGTTTGGATAGCCATTTCGCCGTCATCCATCTGGTTTCCTGCCCAGTTCAGACGATATTGCACCGCAGAACCAGAGACGGAGCCCACGTAAACCGTTTCAATACCGGGCGTGATCGTGAGAGCTTGGACGCTTACCCATGACGACGTGTATTTCTCCAGGACGCACGAAGCGCCAGCCGGAAGCGATGCCGAGGCGGTAGCGTCCATTTGCACACGCCAAGGAGTATCTGCAGGAACCGTGACAGCCGTTTGCGTGTATGGCTGAGTCAGGGAAAGATCAAGCGCCTTCAAGAAGACCGGACCAGCGTTGTAAATTCTAACGGAACCGCCACAGATTGGCCCCGTGTAGGTCATTCGGAACCGCTGAGTTCCAGATGTCACGAAAGGGTAAATCTGGTGATAGATTGCTGCTGTGGTCGAGTAGGTTTTTACCGTCGTCCACACGCCGGCATCAAGCCGTTGAAGTCTTGCCGTCTTAGTGCTCGATCCTGCCCCACTCCAAGTAACCTCGAAATCGTAGCTGCCGCTCAAATCCCATTCTTCCCATTCAAACGTTCCAACCCTGAAGAGGTCGGAGTAAACGGGATTCACACGGTTTGCTTCCTTGGCATTCTCGTCTCTCAATGGTGGATATTTCCACGGTACAGGGCGCAACTCCCAACCGGACGACGTGCGCAAAAGCTCCTGTGGATGATAGTCGGGATGCGTGAGAAACATCACGTCATTGATTTGCGCGTACTGGATCTCGTCCAAGTCTGATTCGTCCCAGGGAGCCGCAATCGTGTCACCATCAAGCGCCACCGTGCCAGCGTCCCAAAAGCGCATTGATTCGTGTCCAAGCTCGATGAAGTAGCGAGTCGTTACGGAGAATGTGAAAGGGATTAGCCGAGAGTGCTTATCGCCATCCAGAGACTCAGCAACGTGCATCAGCGAAGGCCTACGACCAGCTCCGCCAAAGACGCGAGGCATGAAGTTTGCCATTTGAACCGCAGCACGTCGAAGGCTTTCGAGGTCGCCGCGACCGCGCATTAGGGGCGTAATCACGCCACCATTGAGGGAGTTGATAGCAGCCTTCATTAGCAGTTCTGCGCTCCGAGTCTTGCGTTGATGTAGCCGCTATCCTGGAAGGCGAGGATTGCCCTTGGCTTATCTTCGCCAAGGTTTGCGCCGCCTGCTTTGGTGATTGCCCGTTCTGCTTTGGCTTCCAGATCCGCTGCCATAGTTTGCGAGTTCGAGAGCGACGGAGCCACAGCCGCGGCTAAAGCAAAGGCAAAGGCTGCATGAAATCCATCGTCCCAGGAAGACACATCTTCGTTGCGATAAACATAACGAAGTTCGGCGGTTTCGTCGTTGGTTAAAAGCTTGTCGCCTTCGATCTCGAACAGGGCTTGTGACGTTCCAGCCGCTTGCGCATTGAATTCAACCGCCCGAATGTAATCAGTGGGAAGCTGGTACTGGTAGGTATAGCCAAAAGCCGGAGCGGTAGCCAAGGCTGAGAGAGTGACCCGCTTCAATGCGAAGTTCCATTCACGGCGGCGGAGAATTGAATCACGCGTCACGTCCCACATTTCCCGCAACTTCTCAGCTACCGGGCTCCGCTCGTCCAACGACGTAATGCGAGAAGCGCCAAGTTTGCCGAGCGCGATATTTGCCAGAAGTGTTTTGGTCATGCTACGAAAAAGGCGACGGGCTGGAATGAACCAACCCGCCGCCAGTAGAGGTTAACAACGGGGGAAGCTTGGCTTACGCTGGATCGTCCAGCGTGTAGCCAATCTCGACGGTGTAGGTGTTCGTTGCGGCCAGGGTCAACGTAGCGCCAGTGCCGTAGTTGAGGACCAGTTTCAGCAGATCCGTTTCAGCAAGTTCGACAGGAGCGCCGCCAGCCGTAGGGATGGCAAGCGTAGTCGTCGCAACCGCGCTGGTGACCTGCGAAGTTTGAGCCGAAAGGGCGACGGCATTAGCGCCAGCGGAATCGGTCTTTTGCAGGGTGAACTTGACGGCAGTAGTACCGGAACCAGTGCCACGAATGCGGCAGAGTTCGGGAATCACGCGAGCGCCAGGAAGCGCCAGCGAGCCAAGTTTCACGGTGTCACCATCTGCGCGGCCAGCATCAGCCGTCCACGTAAAGCGAGCCGTGCGAAGGGCGGCGTGAAGAGGGGCGCGGGAAGGGCTGTAATTGACAGTGGTTGCAGCGAGATCGAGAGAGGCTTGATAATCAGAGTTGATGGAAGGCATAATAGAAGAAGGATGAAGGTTTGAAGATTGCCCGCCCCGGTTAAGGGGCAGGCGTCAGGATGAAGGTTGAACTACGGGGACGGATCGCATGGAACTTGAAGAACCATTTCGTCGTATGCGCGTAAGCAGCCCCATTCACCATAAGCGGTGATCTGGATTGCGTGCTTGTCGGTGGGCAGAACGTCAATATGACTTTCCATGCCCATCAGCGGAGCGGAGACGAAACCGCGTTTGCAGAAGGCCAGAGCGGTTTGAACGCCGGTACCGGAGTCTTCAGTGAGGCGATTGGACTCGATGACGCGGAACATACCAAGGAGCTTCGAATCGCGAGAGCCGGTCATGTACATCTCGACCCACTTCAGAACGATCTTTGCCCAAGCGCCATTGCTTGCAGCTTCAGCGTCAAGCATGAGTTGAGTGATCATTTCTGGAGTGACTGCGAGAACGCAATCCTCTTGATCGGCGTCGATCTCCAATTGCTTGAAGCGCGTGCGGATTTCAAGAGCCTTCCAGACAGTCAGGCCGGAATTGCTGCCGACATCCTGCCCCGGCTTCGTGTAGTTCACCGGAATGATTTGCGACGTTGGGAACGTCTGCGGCGTGACGTGCGGAGCGGCTCCGCCGAGAGCGTTGGCAGTAGCCGCAGCGATGAACAAGTCATCTTGGATACGACCAAGGCCCTTGCGCATTTCGGTCAACACAAAGCCGGTGGGAAGCGCGATGGTATCGAGCTTCTTGGCGTCCTTGCGGTCGAACTTGATGGGTTGCGCTTCGAGGTCTTGCTTGAAGCCGGAACGGAAACCGCCTTCAAATTCGACCGCGTTCGTCTTGCCAAAACGCGTGTTATCAACACGCCATTCGTTGGCTTGACCTTCGCGAAGGATGAATTGTTTAGCGGTCCAGCCGGACTCGACGATGGAGACATTCGCAAGCTTAGCCTGCTCCTGTTGAATGGTGGCTTGGAAGGCATCACGGTACTTCTGCTTGAAGTGTTCGGGAATGCCGTAGGTGGGATTAAAAGACATAGAAGGGAAGGAGGGTTGAAGAGTTCGCTAACTCGCTCGTTTCCCGGTAAGCCACTCAGTGGGCCGGACTGCCGCGCCGTGCTTTACGGGTAGGCTCCTAAAACAAGAAGGCCCTCGCACTGCTGCCAATGCGAGGACCAACTTTGAAGTGCGCAACTGGTTTTTTTACTTTCCTCCAGTTGCAGCGCGGTAGGCCGCGTCAATGCGGGCGTGGACTTCCTTGTCACCCTCTGCCCATTTCTTATGGAGCGGATGATCTTTGTTGCCCATGATCGCCTTTGCCTCGTCAACACTCATTGCGCCAGGATTGCCGGAGCCGGGGGTGAAGCCGTGTTCTCCGAGTTGAGCAGAGAGCTTGGCGAATGCAGCAAGGGCTTCGTTGCCCCAATAGTCTTTGTCTGCCGGGTCGAATGCGTTCGGCGGAAGTCCAACCTTTGCGCCAACCTTTTGAGCCGCCGCAACCGCAGCGTTCACCGCGTTCGCATCTCCGTTGAACATCTTTTGAAGCGCGGCTTTCTCTGCTTCATCAGACTTTGCCAACTCCGCCCTAGCCTGTTCGACTTGCGCAGCGACTCGTTGCGTTTGCCATTCGCTCAGCTTCGCAGCTTGCTTGGCAGTCAGCCCCAATTCATGGGCCGTCTTGCCAAACTCAGCAGCATAAGCGTCATCCCAAGAAACGCCATCTGGCAACGTCTCAGGTTTCGCCAATCCGTAGCCGGTCGGATCATCAGGAACGCCCAGAGCCTTACGGAAAGCCGCGACGTCTTCAGGCTTTGCATCATCGCCAGGAACGCGAACCATGCCCTCAGTCTTGGCCCTCGCCGCCGCCATGTTATCGCGGAGCATCTTATCAACATCCGCCACGGTCTTAGCTTGCGCTAGTGGCCCGCTGTAGTCGGAGCCGAAAGCCTTAGTGTGCCAGCCTTCAGCGAAAGAGCCGTCTGGCTGAAGAGCGCCTTCAAACGTGGGAGTAAAGGCGGGCGGATCACCTCCGCCACCATTGCCGCCATCACCAGGGTCACCTTCGCGGAAAGGGCCGCGATTCCATGAGAAAAGGTTCATTACATTGAAGAGAATGCAGATTGAAGACGTGCGCGTTGTGCGCGGTTTTTGCCTGAGAACGGCCAGCGGGCCGAATAGCGTTGGCTGTATTCTTTGCCGGAAACGAAACGCAAAGGAAATCGCGCCTTTGTTTTTGTGCCACTTGTGACGGCAAAGTTTTTGAACTGATGGGGATTAGCCGAGCCTCCCGCTTGAGCGGATGCTGGAGACATACCGCCAATGCTCATTGCCGCCAGCGACGCCATAAGGTACCTTGGGGATGTTTTAGTCTTCACGCCTTACCTCCCTTCCAACCTGGAGTTTTCGAGCCGAAACGTGGATCTTGCCCAGCCGGGACGTTGTAAGGGTTCTTCGGGTCTGGCGCTTTCTTAGCTGAAGCAGGCGCGGGCTGTTCGTCCTTCGTTTCAATTGGTGCAGACTCACCAACCGTAAAGGACAGCTTGCGTCCAGCTACTTCGTTGATCTTGCCTTTGATGGCGGGCGGAGTTGCGGCATTCATCGCGGCGTTATCGCCGTCAATGGTGCCGATTTGTTCGCCGTCTTTGAGGATAACGGCCCCTTCGATTTCGATTTTCATTGTGTTGGTTTGTTGGGTTTATCCACCATTTCAGGAGGTGAAAATTCTTCAGAGCCATAGCGCCACAGAGCCGCCACGACTTCGCAGTTGCCCCGGTAATGGTCGGAGCGTCCCGGCGTTTGGTCCATCGGGTGTCTGGCTTGACAGAGGATGCGCAACAGAGCGCGACCACTTGGACAGTTGAACGTGGATTTGCAAAGCGCTTCAAAATCAACGCGGTCTTGTGGCGTCTTGATTATGTCCTGCTCGAAGCTCATTGCATCGCCTCCACAAGCGCAGGTGATTTAGCCGCCTGCATTGCCATTTCCGCCATTTGCGCTTGCTGCTCCGCCTTCTGCCGAGCCTCACGAAGAGAAACAACCTGCTCTTCATCGAGAAGGTAATTCGCCGGCATCCCGTCAGAGCGGCTCAAGTCACGGAATGCCGCGTCAGAGTCGAGGTTATCGAACACGTCAGGCTTCAGTTGCGAGAGCGGCAAGAAGAGTTCGAGCGCGTTCGACATCGCCGTTTTCTTCAACGATTGGAGAGCGAGCGCCATCCGCGAAGTGTGGACCGTGCGAGGAAAGGCAATGATCGGACCGCCTGGAGTTTGAATAACAGCCTCTTGCGGAGCCGTTGGGAGCAGTCCAGCACGGTAAAGCAATTGAAAAATGCGCTCAAGAAGCGGGTTGATAAACTCTGAAGTCAGGCCAGAGAACGCAGGGGAAAAGCGAGCCAGCTTTTCAGCCTCACGCGCCCGCACTTCTTGCGCCGTAATCTGCCGCTCAATCTGTTGGAACTGCTGAAACAGCGAGAAGTGAAACGCTTCCTGGATTGCGTATTCCTTGCGTTTAATGAGTTCGAGACCAACGTCAAAGCGCCCGCCTGTCATCCATTCCGAGGGCCGTTCGCCGCCCATTGGCATGATCGTGATGCCGCCCGCTCGAAGATCCGGCACAGACTCCATGCCTTCAGGAACTAAAACGCGAGGATTGACAGTGACCTCGCCGAGAGTTGCCATAAGCAATTCGAGATAGTTGACGCCGCGAATCTCAGAAAGAGCCAGCATCGCCGGGCTTGCACCGTACGGGCTTTGCTCCGTCCAACGGAAGTATCGAGAGACGAACATCGGCAACTCTTCAAAGCCGCCTTCTTCAATCTTTAATTTGCTGTCAATGTGAATGTAACACGACGCCCAAGGCATCCCAAGCGGACCGCCCGCCGTGTTGCGGTCCTTCAATTCGCGTGGATAGATCGCGTGAAGATAGCGCTCCTTCTCGTTGATCTTGCCGCTTGCGATATGCTGCCTCACACGCTCCGGCAAACGGTCATCACCAAAACGAGCCCTCGCTTGGTCGGCAGTCCATTGGACCTCACGAAACCAGCGGTGGACATAGAGCTCGTCATCCTCCGCCACGGTGTAAGAGCCGCAATCGTGCGTGTGACAATGCAGCGGATGCCGCTTCCCTTCGCGCACCGACAACGAGCTAATGCCAAACGTGGACCAGTCCGCAAACGCCTCATGTACCCGATTGTAAAAATTCGAGGACGCAAGGTAAGCCGTCGCGATTTCGGAGCATTGAGCAAGCCAATCCTCAACCGCTGCTTTGCCCTGGAGTTGTGGCGCTGGCTTCCAGGTGAACCATTGCGAATCACTTGGAACGATCCACGAAACGCAGCCAGCCGCCAGGGCTTCGTTAGCCCGAATCGCCGCCGAGTTCAAAAGCCGTTGGTCTGGCGTGTAGCCTTGCGTTGAGGCCGTGCCATTACCGTAAGCGTTTGTGATGACGGAGAGCTTGCGAGTTAGGCACATTGCCCCGCATTCATCCCATAGGTTAACCATGCCAGATACGTCGGTCCGCATCTGGTCGTTGAGCTTGACGATTTCCTCGCCGGTCATGCTGGCTTTGCGCCTCCCAGGCTAGGGGTTGAGCCAAGTTTCCCTTCACCGCGCATCACGGTACGTTGCACACCGAAACGCCGCTTTGCCCGCCGCTTTTGCTCCGTCGCAGCTTCGAGAGCGTCAGGGCTTGCTTGTGTCGGTGGCGATGCAGGCCGGAAAGTTGGGGTTTTGATGGAGCCGGCCGCTTCAGCCTGCTGCTTCATCATCCTCATTTGCAGTTCAAACTGCTTCTGGCTTTGCTGGCGAGCGGCTTTTTGCTCTTTGATTGCGGCGGAATTGTCGGGTGATTTCATGGCTTAGGCGGTTCCAACTCACCAGACGGGGCGAACCACGACGAGCAAACGCAAGCCATTTTTTGGGGCAGGGGAGCCATGATGCAGCCACGGCAAGGGAACCTGTCAGGCACCAGATATACCAGCAATCGCCTTCATGGTCCGTCTGGGTGACGTCATCCAGCTTCGAGCGTTCCCAGTGCGACCACACCGGGCGGACCATCGCGAAGGCTTCAGGGGTTGCGACAACATAGCCGTGCTGGAAATGGAGCCACACGTCAGCGCCTAGGGTGTCGTTGTTGCCTGTGATGGCGTAGAGGTCCAGGGCTTTTTGCCAAGGGGTCAAATTCCAGCCCTCCCGCGCAGTCCCATCATTGCCCGCATTTGCGTTACAGGCCGCGAAGACCTAGGCGCAGCGTCAATGGTTCCAGCCGTTATCATGCTGAGGCTATCCGCCTCCGCCCAGGTACGCAGGGCGTCCGCTGTATGATCGCAAACCCCATCCTTGAACGGTATCGACTTGGTAATCCCGCTCGTCGTGATGACCTTCCTGTAATTCTCCAGACGACCAACGCCAGAGGGCAGCTTGTCGCCGTCAGGAGTCACGACGGGCCTATCTGTCCGAGAGTGCCACCAGACGCGCCCAAGGCGCTTCCGAACCTCGTTAACGCCCATCCATACGTCAGGGATTCGGGGCACAACGTGAACGATTCGAGGGTTGATCTTGCAGGCTAGAAGTTGGGAAAGGTAAGTCTTGCCGCTCCCCTTGTCGGTAATGTTGGCATCGTGAGGAATGTAAACGCCAGCCATCGGACCAAACTTCCTTTCCCATGCTCGAATCACTTCAGCCACGGCTTCCGCCCCGACACCCTCGCCAGCACACCAATCGATCGCGTTCCAGTCTTTTCCGCATGGCTGCATTAACCATCCAGCCATGTTGTCAGATGCGCCCAAGTCGAAGAAGCAGTACAACGGTTGCCCAAGTTCTGGCTCAAAGTCGCACACCCTGCCCGCCTGCCGATAGCTGGCAAGCAATGGGTAGATCTGCCCAGCCACAACAGCCCGCGTCGCCTCTTCGATGGTTGAAGGATATTGCTGCCAGATGTCGTCGCCTTGTTCCCGGCGCTTCGACTCCCAAAACGCCATCTGCTCATCTTCAAGAACAATGCCGTGATTCTCTCGAAGCTTCTCGAAATACTCTAGCGTTTCCTCGTTGCGCGGCTTCCCGCCTGCGATCCGATAGGATGGATGGCGAAACCAAGGGTAGAAGTGAAACTTCCAATCGACGGGCGAAAGCTCCTTGCCCACTGAGGACAATGCCAGTTCGCAGAAGTCCCAACAAACGCCAAACTGACCGCCTTCCATCGTCGTTTCAATATCCACGATGTCGTGAGGCAGGACCGCGTTGATCGAGCCGCGCCGGATCTCACGCGACTTCTTCGGGAACTGCGCTGAAATGGGGCCAAGCTCCGAAAGGTGAAGGCGGTTCGGAGTGTTCCCGGTAACGGATGCCGACGCCTCAAACCTGGAGCCATTCGACCATGCCAGTTCGCTATCGTTGTTCACAGTGAGAGGGTTCGCTTCATGGACCCACCGCCACAGTTGCGCCATACCGGGGTTAGGATGCCGCGGGCCGTTCTCCCACGCAAAACGGAACATCTGGAGCTTGCCGAAAGCGTCGCCCTCTGACTTGTCGATGACCGCCGCGAAAAGGTTAGGAGTCCAAAGGCACTCGTCGCCATTCGCCAAGACAAGCACCGTCGAGATTCCAAGCTTTCGCGCCTTGGGCCGGAAGTTCCGAGTGTGCCGAGTCGCCAAAACTTCCGCCTGCTCTTTACGCATCACGAAGGGAGTGATTCGCCCAGGTGCGTTCGGGTCGTTGTCAGGCTTCGACTCGATCAAGTAGAAGCCAGATGACAGCCGCCAGTTGCGATCCTTGACGAGTTCGAGAAGCTTTTTAAAGGCTTGTTCTTCAATGTAGTTCATGGCAGGCTGGATTGATCAGGAGAAACTTTGCAAACTTCAGATAATGCTTTGTTCGAGGTATCAATTTGCACGTCACATGGCACCTCGTTTCCCCATGTTGACCAGCCCATCCGTTGACGGCGGGCGAAGAGTTCCAGATACGGGCCGGGACTGACCTGCTCAACGATGTCTTGGAAGGCTTCCGGCTTTTTCGAGTGCTTGCCCCTTGGCCACTCATACCAGCGGCTTTCAGCCCGTCCCTTGGATTCGATTTGCAGGCTTTCCACCCATGCGTCAGTCTCGCCATTCACGCCCAGTAACGGCTTCATCTTCTGCCATTGTGCGAGCGTTGGGGCGGCAAGTCCGGTTTCCCAGTTGCTTTGCATCCCGCCGTGATTCACCGCGCCATGCGCCCCGATCGCCGCGCACATTTGGGCGGTTGTCTTTCCGGCAGCGACCCGCCTTTCGCGGAGCCATGCGCCGAACTCTTGCCATCCGTGGTTTTCCACACGACGACAGAACAGCACGAACTCCACGTTGCTTGGATATGCGCCACCCATGCCTTTCCCCATCGGCTTCTTGCACCATACGAGAGTTGCAGACTTCTCGAAGCCCCACGCCCGCGCTACGCGCAGCGCAGCCTCATAGAAGGCATCCGTTGTCCACAGGTAGAGATGCGCCCCATCTGCCGACACATCCGCGACTCTCAGCCTTTCGATTTCCGGTAGGGTCATCGTCTTGTATGGAGTCGGGTTCACTCCGATTTCGTTCTCACGCTTGCTCCTGCGATCCTTGGCGAACCATGCGGGGAAGTTCCCGATAGGCCATGGCGGGTCGGCCACGATACACCGGAACCTCGAACAAGGCGCTGCATGGAACGCCGAGGAGCGTCCTTCTTGAAGCGGAGATTTAGGGTCGGCGTCCATGAGCTTATGCGTTCTGCTGCTCATCATCGGGCGTCTCACTCGTGAACTTCTCCACCAGCGTCCAGTGCTTCATCGGCACCGACACACGGGCAGGATACACTCGATTGATCTCATCCCTGAAATACTGCTTATGGTTGTCGTTCAAAACCTTCGCTTCGAGTCCCGTCATGATTCGGAAGTCTCCCGTCCGCTCTTGATTGTGACACATCTCGAACTTGTGCGTTCCCTTGAGGTAGTCGCCAGCGGCAGCTTGATCTTTGAGCCACCAGCGATGTTTAGCCCGTGCTCGGAGTGGGTCTGTCGATTGATGGGCGGCCTTCCATGTTGGATTAACGATTTGCATAATGTTTGTTGGTCTGGGGTGAAAAAAGCAGAACAAGAAAAATGCAGGCAACGCTCTAGGGCGCGGCTGGTGCATTCAATGTCTGGGGTTCGCGTGCCTGATTTTCGACGTTCGGCTCAGTCGGCGGAGGTGGCAATTTAACCCAAGTTAAGCCGCCCGAATTTGCTGATCGGAACACCAAGGCCCACAGCTCCCCTTTGTCGGTTAGCGCGATTACTTTTCCCCATTC